TGCCGTCTCCAAATGGCTGGGGGCCGGGCGTCTGCGGGCGCGTGCAAGCACTCGGCTTCGATGTCATCGCGTTTGAGATCGCGCGTGACCCTGCCCGTCATCAACGCCTCGTCGCCGCGATTGAACAGGACGGGCGCTGTCGGGGGTACTGCTAGGACTATCGCCACTTCGTAACGCACGGCCGATTCCTATTAAGGAGTGGCCGCTAAGTTCTTCTGGAACGTCCGCGCGCAAGGTGTTCCGCCCCCGTCGAGCGGCACGACAGGCTATCTCGCGGAGCTCGTCTCCCGCCCGTGGTACACGGCCAACCGTCCGGTTGTGCCTACGCCACTTCGTACCCGCTACGTAGACCTCGCGCAAGCCACCACGGCGAATGACGGCACGACCCATGCCGCGCCGTGGGGCCGCGCCCAGATGGATGCCAGCGTGATCGCGGGCGACCGGATCCTGATGTTTGGAACCGCGCCCCTCGGGTACTACCTGTATCCGCCCGCCACCGGCACGTCCTCCAACTGGATCACCTACGAGCGCGAGCCCGGGCAAACGATGCTGCTTCAGGGCTACGACCAGATCACGGGCGGCACGGTACCTGCCGCGGTCACCCTCGATGGCTTCGATTACATCCACCTGAAAAACCTCACAGTGGACAATCAGGCCACCCCGCAGAACGAGGCGTATAGCGGCGTCCGCATCAGCGGGTGCGATCACATCTTCATCCTCGATTGCACCATTGATGTCCACAAGGGCCACTCGGGCATCATCTCGCTCACGGGCGGGAACTATCAGTGGGTGGAAGGCTGCACGATCAACGGCCACGCCGACATCGAATACAGCAACTCGGGTGACGGCATCGGGTTTGGCTACGGCATCGTCGGCACGCCGCATGGGAACTACGTCGCCTACAACAACACGATCCGCGAGTTCGGACACATCGGCGTGTCGGTGCTCACGCGCACGTTTGACGAGACGGGGCACTCCGTTGTCACGGGCGTGCATGTCGGCTTCAACGACATCGCCTCCACGATTAGCGGCGGAATTGGCGTGTTCCTCACCGATACCTACTACATCGAGGGGAACAAGTGCCACGACCTCGCCACGGACGTGACGACTGAGGCCACCTACGGCGGTAACACGGTCTACGGGTCTCAGTCGGACAGCAAGAACGGGATCATCGCGGGCGGCTATAACGGCCACGTCCGCTACAACATCGTGGATAACGCAGGCGGATCCGGGATCCTGCTCCAGTGCAACAGCTTCGCGAGCATCCCGCAGCACGCAGTCAACATCTGGATTTACAACAACGTCGTCATTCGCTGCCTCGGGTGCCCCATCACGATCACGATGCGAACGGGGCTCACGTTTGAGTATTCTGGGAACCGCATCGAGAACAACCTGTTCTCGGGCAACCATCTATGGGATCCGTCCACGATGGACGTCCTGAACCCGCACGCACTCGGGCAGGGCGATTCCTTCTACGGGTTCTACGACGGCGCGTTCTGGAACATCTGGATCGTCCTGCCGCATCTCGATTCCAATGCGGCGAACTTGGAGTTGTGGTTTCCGAGTGGCAATCGCGGGCTGGCTGGCACGGTCATCCAGAACAATCTGTTCCCCACGACGGCGCAGGGCGAAGACGTTGGGTTCCTGTTCCACAACGCTTCGATTCCCAAGAGCAACCTGTCTTACGTCTCGGAGGCGCTGGCGATCGCGGGTCTTGTAAATGGGTCCACGCTGCTGGATGACAACATTGAGGGGTCTAACCCGCAACTGACGTCCACCACGCAGGGCAATGCGTTCTACTGCGCCATTAATTCCAACTCACCGTGCATTGACGCGGGCAATGTCATCAGCGGCATTGACGAGTACGCCGGGGTGTCGCAGGACATCGGCGTGTACGAGAAAGCCTAGCGCATGGCGATTGTCATTGCGGGCGCGGCGACAGAGGACATCGGGCACATCGCCTCGCCCGCTACGCTCACGGCGACGGAGTGGTTTCTGTCGGTGTGGCTGCGCGCGAACGCGAACGCCGATACGCGCGTGTTCTACTCAGCTGGCGACGGGTGGGAGATCGGCCTGAGCGTGGCGGGCGTGGGCGCGGGGAACGGTGGTCTATCTGTTTACACGGGCGACGGCTGGCGCAACGATAGCAGCGGCGACGACTTTACCGGCGCGACGTGGTACCACCTCGTCGTGGAGCGGCTCAACGACGGGCTGTTCAAGTTCCGTTCCTACAAGGACGGCACGCTTCATCACACGTCGGTCGGCACCAACATGCAGTCCTTGGCTTCCACCCATCTCTATATGGGGGCGGAGATCTCAGGGGCCAACGCATCGTCTAGTTTTGAAGTGGCGGAAGTGTCGTTCTGGGACAAGGGCGCACTTGGTAGCGGGGAAACCGTCGCGCAGGTGATCACGGCGCTTGCCGCTGGCGAATCCCCACTCGCGTCATCGCGGACGCCGCTCGCGTACACGCGCTTTGCGAACAACACCGACCTGACCGACCTGACGGGTAACGGCAATACGTGGACGCTGAGCGGCTCCCCGGCGAACGCTGGCACTGACCCAGGTGTTGACGACCCGCCCGCAGGTGGCTCCACCCTTCCGTTGTTTATGAACCACTACCAGCATTTGAGGAATCGGCATGTTTCTGCGTAACGCCACGGCATCCCAGACGGTGACGTTTGGTCCGTTTCTCGATGACACGGACGGCAAGACGGCGGAAACCGCCCTGACGATTGCCAACACCGATATCAAGATCAACACGCATGGCAGCACATCGCTGGCGAACAAGACCAGCGGCGGCGGCACGCACCGTGCGGCGGGCTACTACACAGCCGTGCTCGACGCGACAGACACCGCCACGATTGGACGGCTCCAGTTGTCGGTCAGCGTGGCCGGGGCATTACCCGTGTGGAAGGACTATTGGGTGCTGCCGACCGCGCTCTACGACCTGTACATCGGGACGGACTCGCTGGTAACGGCGACCACGGTTACGGGTGCAGTGTGGGATGAGCCGCTCTCGTCGCACACCACGGGCGGCACGGCAGGCGGCGCGCAGAACACCATCAGGAAGGTGCTCGGGCAATAGTGAGCGCGGACGTCATAGTATCGCCGCCGTTCGACTTCCGGGTGAACGGGAAGGGCATCTACACGCCGACTGCGTGGCAGATGCGCTTCCATCAGTGCCCCGCGCAGTACCCCTTGGGCGGCGGGGCCGCAGGGCCGGGGAAGTCGCACGGGCTGCGGTGGCACCTCCATATGTCGAGCATGACGGTGCCGGGGTTTCGGTCGCTCCTGCTCCGCAAGCACTCGACGGATCTCAAGCGGACCCACGCACGGGACATCCCGCACGAGGCCGCGAAGCTGGGGGCGAACTGGCGCGCATCGCACGGTGCAGGCGGCGAGGTGCATTACCCGAATGGTTCCATTCTGGAGTTGGGGCACTGCCAGAACGAAGACGATGTGTCGATCTACCTGTCGGCGGAATACGACGCGATTGGATTCGATGAGTTGGTGACGTTCAGCGAGTACCAGTACCTGATGATTCGGTCCCGTGCGCGCACGACGAAGCCGGGCCTGGTGCCGCGCGTGTTTGGGGTCACGAACCCAGGCGTGAGTCCGGTGAATCCTGCGGTGCCGGGACTGGCCGAGTCGTGGGTCAAGCGTCGCTGGATTGATAAGGACGTGACGCAGGATGAGGACGAGTCCTACCGCGAGGACGATTACGCCTACCTGCCCGCGACGCTGGACGACAACCCGCATCTGAACCGCGTTGAGTACGAGAAGGTGCTGCGGTCGCTGCCGCCTGAACTGCGGAAGGCGTATCTGGAAGGCTCGTGGGACATCTTCATGGGCCAGTTCTTCCCGGAGTTCAATAAGGACTGGCATGTGCAGGAACTGGAAGCGCCTGCGTCGTTTCCCCGCACCTGTGGGTTGGATTGGGGCTTTGCGAACGAGGGCGTGTGCCTCTGGGGCGTCGTGCTGCCGGATGGGCAACTGCTGATTGAGGATGAGTACACATTCAACGGTCAGCGCCGCGCTAAGCAGATTGCACGAGAAGTGGCCGATCAGATACGGCAGCGGAATGTTGATCGCGGGTTGCAGATACGTGGGACTTATGCAGACCCTGCGATGTTCGCCCCCACGGGCCACATCGGGGAAACCATCGCGGAAACCTTCGGCAAGGCGCGCGTCCCGCTGACGGCGGCGAACAACGACAGGGTGAACGGGTGGCAGCGCCTGCGCGCGTGGCTGCGCGCGATGCCCAAGGCGGAAGCGGAGCCCGTCGAGCGCCCGTGGCTGATTATCCATCCCCGCTGTCAGCAGTTGATTCGCTCGCTGCCGCAGTTGGTCATGGATCCCGCGCACCCGGAAGACTGCGAGACAACGCGCACGCCCGACCACTGGGCCGATGCGCTGCGCTACCTGATGGCCGGTCGCCCCGCACCGACACCCGCGTTTACCGGCGAACCGGACTACACGCCGAATCAGATGGGCTACTTGAAGCGACAGATTCTCAACGGTTCGCGGCGCAAGCCGCTGGGCGCACATGCCGTGCGCGGACGGCCCCGCTATGCCTACTGACTTGGTGCAACACCCGCTGACGGAGGAACAGCGCCAGCAGTGGATGCGGCGCGTGGAGCACGCCCGCGACTTGCGGCGGAACCGCATCACCGTCTGGGAGCGGTGCGTGAAGTCGTATCTGGGCAAGACGCTCGACAAGATGCCCGACCACGACACGGTGGTGGTGCCCAAGGACATGCCGTTTCTCGAAACGAAGCGGTCGCAACTGGCGTTCCAAGTCCCAGAGGTGCAGTTGAAGCCGCTGCTGCCGGGACTGGAGCAGGCGACGCTGATGTTTCAGGCGGCGCTGAATCACGAACTCGGGCCGCACGGCGCTGACCTCCTGACGACCGTCGATGAATGCCTGTTCAACGTGATTGCGATGGGCATCGCGCCCAGCAAGATTGGCTACGAAGCCTCGATGGGCGAGCGAGAGGTGGAGGAGCCTGTCACGGACCCCTTGACGGGTCAGCCATCGGGTGAACCGCAGAAGCGCAAGGTGCCGTTTCTGGCGAAGGAGCGGTATTTCTGGGACACCGTGGACCCACGCGACTTTCTGGTTCCGTACGAGTTTGCGGGGGCGAACTTCGACCGCGCCCCGTGGCTGGGATGCGAATACACGCGGGACTTCGAGGTCGCCAAGAAGCTCTACAAGCTGCCGTCAGACTTCGCCGCCTTCGGGACAGACGATGATCGCCCGTCACTCTCGGACGAGAAGGACGGCGCCGACCGGGACGTGGTGAAGCGCAAGGTGCGCGTGGTGGAGATTTGGTACTACGCGAGCCAGTTTGACCCGGAGGAGCAGCACCCCGACCGCTTGCGGATCCTCGTCCTCGTGCAAGGGCACGACAAGGCGATTCGTCATCAGGACTCGCCCTATCAGTACATCGACGCGACGGGCAAACTCGCCGGGATGCTGGGGCACTCGCTGCATGTGATGACGCTGCGGAACGTGGCCGACAGAGCCTACCCGCCCAGTGAGATTGAGATGTCGCTTGGGCTGAACGAGGAGTTGAGCAAGGGCCGCACGCAGATGGTCGCCCAGCGGGATACGTCCATCCCCATGCGCGGCATCGACAAGTCGCGCGTCTCCCCCGACGACCTTGCGAAGATTCTCGCGGGCAAGTGGCAGGGCATCATCCCGATGGACGGGGATCCGCGCAACATCATGGCGGAAATCGCCCGCGCGCAGTTCCCACGCGAGAACTTCA